GTGAGTTTGAGATAGCAAAAGATGAGGAAGACTTAATTAAATTCCTTACTGATGATGATAACCAAGATGAGTTATTAACATTAGAAGGCAAATTAAAAACTAAAAAACTAGCTTCTATTTAAGAGGCTAGTTTTAAAAACATAAAAGAATATGATACCAGTAGATAGTTTATTATATAAGATCGATCAGAAACTAAATAAACTATCAACTAATGAGCACCAACAGATTCAGTTAGAAGACAAGATCTTAGCTTTGAATGAGGCTCAGATTAAGTTGATAAAACAAAAAGTTGATGGTCTTAGTGTTACTAGTGGATTAGGAATGGATGCATTTAAAAAGCGTTATGAAGACTTACAGAGTCTTATAATGAATTATAATCATCAACCTTTAGATCTTACACTAAAGAACGTTGAATTAAATCAATGGTGCACGTATGTGCATAATCTTACTCCACAATATATGTTCTATATAGATTCATATATTTTGGCAGATAAAGGAAGATGTAAGGATAGAAAGATTTGGATCAATCGAGATCTTGCTAAACATGGCGATCTACAGTTTATATTAAACAATGATCATTACAAACCAAGTTTTGAATATCAAGAAACATTCAACTCTTTATCATCAGATGAGATAAGTTACTTTACAGATGGTACATTTATCCCAACAAAAGTTTACATAATGTACATGAGATATCCTCAATATATAAATAAGACAGGATACATAATGTTAGATGGGCAACCATCATTTGATCAAGATTGTGAACTTGAATTATATTTAGAAGATGAATTGTTAGACTTAACAGTACAGAATCTAGCAATGTATACTGAAAACTCTGCTGCTGTACAAAGTGCACAGTTCAGAATACAAACAAACGAATAAACTTTATTAACATTTAAATAAATTAAAATGGCTGATTTTTCATTAACCACGTTATTCGTGGTTCCAGTAGGGCAAACTGCACTCCCTAGCTCTGGCTCAACACAAAACTTGACTGCAGGACAAGTTGGTATTTTTAAAAGCGACTATTCGTTAGCTACTGCTGCGAACATTGCTGCTGCTCCATATTTTTATGTAGCTCAAGGTAGAACAAACACTTACTTACAAGGATCTAAAAGATCTGACAAGATCAAAGGATGCCCTTCAGGATCTGGTTGTAGTTCAAATGTAACAGAATGGTACAAAGTATCAGGATGTCCTACAGCTGCAAACCAAATTACTGATGTAACTGATTTCACTGTACAATGTGGAGAAACTATCACGTTAACTTTACGTGCTCACTCTTCTTACATTGATACATTGTATTTCAATGGTTTCACTCGTTCAGTAACTATTCAAGCTCCATGTTGTAATTGTGATGACAACCCATGTGATGATGTAAGCACTAACACTATCATCAATGAGTTGATTTATCAATTAAACTTAAAAGCTCCAGGAAACAACCCTGACAACATTTCTTTCTCTACATTCTATACATTTGAAAATGTAGGTGGTACAATTTTACGTATTACAGGAAAACCATTAACTAAATATGGACAACCTTGTGATGTAGCAGCGTTCCCTTTTGAATATGACAGAATGTCTTTCAGAACATTTGTATATTCTGGTCCAGCTACTACTGCTGACTTTATCGTAGCAGATGCTTGTAACTTTGTTGCTCAACCAGTTATTACTCAACGTGCATCTTATGCTACAGGTACATCTGCAGAAATTGCTCAATTAGAGAAAAACTTCTACAGCTACCAAGCAGGTTACTTGAAACACCTTTACAGAATGAATGGGTACAATGAGAACTTTGAGTCTTGGGTGTCTGATGGCGTAACTTATGATACATACTACATTAGATTTAATGAGTATAACAAATCTGAGTACCAGTGGGGTGATTATATTATGGAAGATTCTACTGTAATCATTGCTGCTCCAAACGCTTTAACAAGTGGTATTGCTGCTGCAATTGAAACTGTATTAGAAGCTGCTTTAGGAACTGTTGTTGACAATAATGCTTGTATCACTACAACTACTACAACTTCTAGTGCTCCTGCATCAACAACAACTACTACTTCTACTCTTATCCCTTAAGAATAAACAGTAGATAAATATTAATAACCTATGCCAGGGGAAAGAGGATAACTCATATTCCTCTGGCATATTTATTTAAAACAAACATGGCAAACTTACAATTAGATATATTAGTAGTTCCTACTTACGATGTTAATACTCTTGGTGTTGCAGATGCTTCTGTATATCCTACCAATCCTCCAGTGGTTTCAGCACCATCTGTTGAAATTGAAATACCAGGATTTGGAATTAAAATTTTACCATTTGTTCCTAACCAATTAAATGTATTCACATCTTCTAATTTAGGAATTACAGAGCCTGGTTGTAATCAACCTCTTCCTGATGGAGTTTATAGAATTAAATATTCAGTTGCTCCTGCATATGCAAATTATGTAGAGAAGACAATTTTACGTGTTGATAGACTTCAAGAGAAGTTTGACAATGCATTTTTACAATTAAACATGATGGAATGCGATAGAGCTCTTAAAACTCAATCTACCGTACAATTAAATACAATTAACTTCTTTATTCAAGGAGCGATTGCAGCAGCTAACAACTGTGCAGAATACGAATCAAACACATTATATACTCAAGCAGATAATATGTTAGATAACTTTTTAAAATCAAACTGTGGTTGTTCTGGTAACAACTACCAATTAAACTTTTATTAATTATGGCACAATGTTCAAGCTGTGGAGCTAAAGTGGGATGCGGTTGTCAATTGACAAACGGAGTGTGTGCAGCATGTGCTGCTAAACCAAATAAATAAAATTATGTTATCACCAAGATTAACTAATTGTCCAGAATGTGCAAACATTCCTTCTTTACTTAAAAAAATAGATTGCAAGTTAGCAGAACTTGGCAATAACTTATACAACAATATTTCATATATGTTGAACAAACCTGTTCCTTCTAGTGATATACTTCAACTAATAGGATATAGAAGAATATTACAATATAAATATATAAACCCAAACTACGCTCATAAATACTCAGTAAATATGATTGCTAGTAGAGTGATAAGACTTACTACAGGATGTGTAAGTAGATGTAATGAACCAGCACCTTGTTTAGAAGTTCCTTGTGATATTACAATTGTACCAAATCCTACAATAACTAGTACAACAACAATAGCTTAAATCTTTTAAAATAAATAATATGTCCAATTGCTCAAATTGTTATAACGGATGTACAGAAATTGTCTCTGACAGATGTGTTAAATATACAGGAATAGATGTTCCTGTTCTAGGAATACAAACAGGTGATTCATTATCATTTGTAGAACAAGCATTAATTACATTCCTTACATCTACATTAGATGGTACAGGAATAAAAATTGATCTTACACCTACAGTGATATGTAATCTTGTACAACAATATCTTCCTACATGTGGAGATCTTTCTATTGTAGATATATCAAAAGCTCTTATAGAAGCTGCTTGTGATCTTCAATTGCAAATTGATGCTATAGTTACAGACATAGTAACAATTAATAATGAATTAAATGTAATTGAAGCTGATTATACTGTAAGATGCCTTACAGTTGCAACACCTTCTATAACACCTTCTTCAGGAACACATGCTATTCTTCAGGCTACAATAGATACATTATGTGCATTAGCTTTAGATCTTAGTACAAATTATGTAAGTATAGCTAATATTGATACTTACATTGCAGCATATATTAGTGGATCAAGTTCATTAGTAAGTGCTAAAATGATTCCTTATGTAGCAGTTCCTTATTTCAATCCAGATCTTTCAAACTTTGATGGTACAGGAGCTGGTATAGGAAACTGGGCTAAGATTTATTTATGTAATGGAGCTAATCCAGGTGTACCTGATTTAAGAGGTAGAGTGTTAGTAGGAACCACTACAGGAATGAATGGCGGCTCTCTCAACACTGCTGTTGATCCTGCTTTAGGTAACCCTCCTTATTCATTAGGAACTACAACAGGTGTGAATCAAGTTACACTTGGACCTACACAAATTCCTAGTCATACACATGCTATTACAAATGTTGTAAATGTGACTGATCCTGGACATACACATGCTCTTAGTAATATTCAAAATAATACTAATGCTTTTGGAGTTAATGGATTTTTTGACCGAGCTGCTGGAGGAGCATCATCAGGATTATTAACTACTAGTTCTACTACAGGTATTACTGTTAGTGTAAATTCTTCAGCATCTAATTTTGGTGGAAATCTTCCTCATCAAAATAATCAACCTGCAATTGGTTGTTACTATATTATATATATACCTTAATAAATCATCAATATGTCATATCCATATTTACCAGTAAATCCTTGCTGTACAAATGTAGTTTTAAATACACCTTGCGGATGTAGTTCTATTATAACCAATACTGGTTGTAACACTAACAATCCATGTTCAACACATTTAACTGCATCTAGTACTATTGTTTATGATGGTCCTGAATTACCATGTATAGTGGCTGAACCATGTGATACTTTGAATGTGATCTTACAAAAGATAGATGAAATTATATGCAATTTAACATTACAAGTAAATTATTTAAATAATCAAGTTACTAATATCACTAATCAGATAATCACTATTAATGGTGATATAATTAATATAAACAATCAGTTAGATGTTTGTTGTAATGTTACAACTACCACTACCACTACTGCAGTTAAGTCTACAACAACGACTACCACTAAATTGGAACCAACTACTACTACTACCACAACAACGTTTGCTGGAGCTTGTACATGTTTCCATGTTGCTATAAATCAAGCAGATATAACTAATGCTACAGGTAATACATTCCCTGAACTTAATGGTAAAGTGTACTTACAAACTTCTAAAGATTCAGCTTGTGAAGGTGGTGATATAGCTGCAGAATACTCAACTTTCACTTCAGATGGTTTCTGTATTCTAACAAGTGAAGTAAGTTCGATACAGTTGTTCTATTATAAAGATGATGTTCCAATTTACTATCCAGCTACAGTTAGTACATATAATGTACTGTATAGCACATGTTCAGTAAATGGAGAATGTTTACCTGTATAAAAACTAACGTTAAATAAACAAAGATGGCTGATTGCTCTCAGATAAATAATACAACAATAAAAGGAACGAGTGCTGTTACATACGATAGCACTCCACTTCCTTGTACAGACGTGAATACATGTGATGGTTTAAATACTATACTTGCTAAGTTTAATACTATTATATGTAATGTTACAGATAGTGTAAATACACTTACAGAAGACATAACAAATCTTACTGAAGACTTGATAATTATAATTGATGATGTAATTAACATTAATAATCAATTAAACATATGTTGTCCAACAACAACTACAACATCATCATCAACTAGTACAACATCATCATCAACTAGTACAACTACAACAACTACCACTGCTGTTCCTACTACAACTACCACCACGACTGTAGCACCAACAACAACAACAACAAGTTCAACAACAATTGCACCAATTATTCCAACATATTCTTTAGCGGAATCTCAGAATTTTACTGGTGGAAGTCCTTTTTCTTTCTCGGATAGTTTGATGATAGGTACTCCTTCTGGAAGAGCTGATTCATTTGGTATAAACTATTTAGGTACAAGTTCAACATCTTGGAAAACATTAGTTGTAACTGGATTCAATCCAGATTATGATGGAGATGGAAATACACTTTGGACTTTACAGATAACTACTGGTGGTGGTACTCCTTCATATCCTCAATCTATAGATGTTACTGGAATTGCTAATGCTAATGGTCCTACATTTAAGGTTGTTTATAATGATCCAACTGGAACACATAGAGCATCTGGTCAGTATTGTAGAATAACATACTATATAATAGATTCAAATAATCAACAAGGTGCATTAGCAACGCTTACAATAGGGGCTCAGTAATATCATCTAACACCACAACTACTACAATTCCTTAACAATTAAACTATGACAGTATTAATAACATTAACAACAGCAGGAACAGATTCTGGTCCTTTTAATTTGTATTCAAATCTAGATGGATATACATCAGCATTTGAAGTGGGAGTTTCTAAATCAGCATTGCTTGCAGGATATTCTTCTTCATCAGTTCCAGATTTTGCAACTATAATTAGAGTAAAATCTACAGGGGATTGTGTAAACTATATAGACATTACATTAGTAGGAACTACAACAACCACCACTACTACAATTGCTCCTACTACCACAACTACTACTACTTCTCCAGTCGGCTCAGGTTTAGTTTTTATTAATAATTTTGATACTTTTGGGAGTATTGGTGATGTACAAGTAAATACAATTTCTATTTTTGTAACTTCAGGAGCATTTCCAGTATTAGGAGGAGAAAATGCTATAGGAAATTATGGAGGTGCCATACCAGGACTTTCTACAGTAGGAGTATTTGTTTCTGTGGCAACAGATGCTCCAATAAATCTTACATTAAGTACAGGATATACAGATTGTCTTATAACTACAGGTTATGTGGAATTTACAGGAGTAGATTTATCAACAAATCCAAACATAACAATAACTCTTCAACCTCAAGGGTCAGCATGTTTATAAATTTTAATAAAATAATATAAAAAAATCATAGTTTGTTGGTTTTCTGTGTTTTCTCCTAGGGACAAATTGTCTCTGGGAGTTTTTGTTTTATAACTAATTTAATTATAAATAATTAACTCTCTAACTAAAATTATTTGGAATATATAAAAACTATTCTTTATCTTTACAATATTTTTTAACTAATATGAGTAAATATGTCTGAAAATCAAAGCTTGTTATACCAATTAGAAGAGTTATTAACGCAGAAGAAAAGTAAAAAATTCTATGCTGAGAAACTAGGAATAAGTGAATTTGAGGTTAATGAACTCATGAAGGAGCTTAAAGAAAAAGATACAGAACCTGTATCAAGAAACTATACAGAAGAACGCAAAGTTAATGTTGAAAAAGGCACAATAGAAAGTACAATTATATCAGACTTTGAACCTAAAGATGATATTGAATTAGCTAAGCTACATAAGATAAATCTAGATAAGTATGTTATAACAAACTACTGGTCTAAAATGTTACCAAGTGGGAAGTTCACTTCCTCAATCTTCTCAAAAAGAAAAGAAGCAAAAGATTATTCTCCTGAAGACTTTGCTAAGTTTTTAGAAAACTACAAACCAAATAATATCCCAGTCACCAAAGTAGATCGTGCTAATAGTAAAGACTATGTAGATGTAGAAATCTCTATATCTGATTATCATTTAGCTAAGAGAACAGTAGATGGTGACAATGATGTAACTACACGAGCTTTAAGATATGTTACTGTGGCTCAGTCTTTGATTGACAAAGTGGAAGCTTGTTACAACATAAACACTGTTGTTCTTCCTATATCAAATGATTACTTCCATACTGATAACTATCAACATCAGACTACAAATGGTACTCCACAGGATACTATAATGGATTATGCTGATGAGTATGAAGTGGGATTTGCTATTCTTGTAGATACAATCAACATGTTGAGAAAACATTCTAGTACAGTAAAGGTTGTTTTAGTACAAGGAAATCATGATAGAACTAAATCTTTTTACCTAGCACATGCATTAGATGTATTCTTTAAAGATATAGATGATGTAGAGTTTATTAGAGAACATAGTGTTGTTAAAGGAATGACACTAGGAAATACATTTATTGGATGGCACCATGGTAACTGTAAGTTAGAAGACTTACCATTATTATTTGCAACACATCCTAAATATAGTCATCAATTTGGTGATGCTGTTTACAGAGAGGTACATACAGGAGATAAACATCACTATATGGCTAAAGAGGTTAAGGGAGTAAGAATACAACAAATGCCCAGTTTGTCTGGAGTAGACCGTTGGCATATGGACAATAATTTTGTTCATTCAATACGTTGTGCATTAGCACTAGTATATGATAGTGAACTAGGAAAGATTTGTGAATTTGAACATAGAATATAATATGCATTATTTATATAGACATATAAGATTAGATATAGATCAACCATTTTATATTGGCATCGGAACTATGGCTAATAAAAAATTTAAAACAATTAAATCAAGATATTCAAGAGCAAATTCTAAAACACAAAGAAGTAAATACTGGAATAGTATAATTAATAAAACAAATTATGAGGTAGAAATTCTTTTAGAATCAGATGATTATGATTTTATAAAAGATAAAGAAATAGAATTTATTAAATTATATGGTAGAGTAGATAATAAAACAGGAATATTATGTAATCTAACTGATGGTGGAGATGGTGTAGTAGGTTGTATTTGTTCAAAAGAATCCAGTATTAAAAAATCTATAAACAGTAAAAAAAGTTTATTAGGAATATATGGAAAAAATCACCCTGCATCTAAAGTAATATATCAATATGATTTACAAGGTAATTTTATAAAAGAATGGAGTAGTATTATAGATACAGGTTTTAACAATTTAAAACCAAAAAGTTCTAGTCAAAATGGAAATTATTTTTTTGCTAGGGGTTATTTATGGAGTCACAATTTTAATTTAAGTGTTGATGAATACAAAAAATTTGACTATATTACTCATAAAAAACAAATAGAAATGTTTGATTTAAATAATAACAAATTAAATACTTTTGATTCTGTAAAAGAAGCTGCTTTATTTTTAAATAAAACTTCTTCAAGAGCAGATATAAGTAAGGCAGCAAATGGTAAAAGAAAATCTGCATTAGGATATTTTTGGAAATATAAATAATTATGGCAACATTAAGAAAATTAGTATCAGATGTTAGAAGTGTTCACAAGATACTTTCTACAGACAGTCTTATTACAGATAGAGCAATTGCATCTGAGATAAGAAACAACTCTTTATTATTAATCAAGAGAGAAACCAATTTAAGAAAGCTTTGGGCCACTGATACATTGTTCACTACTATACCTTGTTTAGAAATGATAGAGGTACCTATTTCTGAATGTTGTAACTATGTAGATGAATGTACTATTGCCAGAACAAAACTTAAACTTCCACGTATATCAGAAGGTAATTACCAATATGTAATACAAGGAGTTTATTCTATTAATGCATTAGGTGGTCAAGGAAAGAAGTTAAAAGAGATCTCTGTTAACAGGTACATCAATCTTTTAAAACTTCCTATAATCAAGAAAGAAGAATACTTCTGGATATCTAATGGATATCTATATGTAAACAATCCTTTACTTAAATCAATTAGATTTGTTGCAATGTTTGAAGAAGATGTAGAGAATGAGATCATGTATCCAGAATGTGGATGTGGAACTCCAGAATATACATTAGAAGAGATATGTAAGAATCCATTAGATAAAGAGTTTCCTCTTCCTGGATACTTAGAACAACAAGCATTACAACTTACTTCTCAAAAATTACTATCTACATACTTCAATCTTAAAACAGATACTAGTTCAGAAGGAATAGATGGACAAGCACCAAACTCAAAACAAAGTAGTTAATGAGAACAAAGATTGATTGGAGAAGCTCTAGTAAAGAAAACTACGATAAGTTTTGCAAAAACTACCCTTCTATAAAACTTACATACGATGAGTGGAGAAATATTCTCTACACATTCAATGAGTTCTTTAAAGAATACATTTTAGAGACAGGAGATAAAGCAAAGCTACCTTATGGGTTTGGAGAGTTCTCAATCAATAAGAAGAAAAGAAGAAGATTAAAAAACAGTATAGATGGTAAAGAGTTTGTAAACCTACCAATCGATTGGCAAAAAACTAAAGAGAAAGGAAAGATTATATACAACTTTAATTATCATACAGAAGGATTTTTCTTTGGTTGGATGTGGTTTAAACAAACAGCACGTTTTAAAAATTCAGACCTTTGGTATTTTAAACCATCAAGACTTACATCAAGACTTTTATCACACTACTTAAAAACCAACGACAAGTACCAAAATATTTACCGAGAATGGAAAAAATAATGAACTATGTCATACTACTATAAATATAATTTCGTATCCCCAGAGCCTGTCTACTCAACTGTTAAAGAAGAGCTTAAAAGCTATTTCGATACTGGTGCAGTGGATGATCTTTTATTTCCTACCTACTTAGATAAAGCTCTAAAGAAGTTAGGAAGAACCACATTTGTAATAAGTGAAGAAGTCTTATTTATAGAAGATTTTGAAGCTAGGCTTCCAGATAACTTTTATGCTGTAAGAGAAGCTTGGATGTGTACAGAAGTTGCTGGTTATCCATATCAATCAGCTAATTCATTTTATTCTCAAGCAGCTAACGCAACTACTATTCAAGTGGCCCCATTAACTATTGGAGGAACTCCTTGTAATAGACCTGGTTGTCAAGATACTGCTTGTAACGGTACATGTATGCCAACATTAGTTCAAGCTGTATACAAAACAAACAACACTGTGGCTAGAGGATTTACTCACGAGTATTTACTTAAACCTGGAAACATCTCTGCAAGACAAAACTGTGGAGTGGAGTATACAAACAATTGGGACTTCTATGCAGAAGCTCCACCTATTCATGAGTTTACTCCTGGTGCTGCTAGTTATGATTCATTTGATGTTAGAGATAATAAGTTTGTAACTAATTTCAGAAATGGAACAGTTCATTTATTATTCTATGCTACAGAATATGATGAGATAGGAAATCAAATGATTCCTGATAACTATCGTATTAGAGAGTATGTAGAAGCATTTCTTAAATTCAAGATATTTGAAATCCTGACTAATCAAACTAATGATGAAACTTTCAATCAGTTACAACAAAAGTTGATGTATTACAAGCAGGCATATGAAGAAGCTTACATCATGGCTGATATTGAAATCAAGAAACAAACTCCTTGGGAGAAACAAAGAAGAATTAAAAACGATCTTAACAGGTTTAATATGTACGAACTTCCTAACAGAACTAATCGTTATGGAAGAAGACGTAATAATTAATCATTATGGCTGAAGAAAAACAACAAGGGAACGTAAGACAAGAGTACAATAATGCTACTGTAGGACTGAACATGGATCAATCTGTTAATCAGATTAAGCCAGGTACTCTTACATATGCATTAAATGCTGCCTTGGAAAACTTTGATGCTAGTTCTGTTAACTATCAGAATGAACAAGGTAATGAGTTTTGTGTAAGTTTCCCAAAAGGATTTACATTAATAGGTAATCATTTTATTGCAGAACAAAGTAAACATATATTCTTTATAACCAATCCTAATACAGGAGACTGTCAGATTGGGTATATGGATAACAATGATTGTATCTATCATATATTAGTACAAGGTAAATGTCTTAATTTTAATGTAAATAATCCAATACAAAAAACAGTACATAAGATTACAAACTGTACAACAGAAATATATTGGACAGATGGATTGAATCCAAGAAGATATTTAGATATTAATAATGTTCCTTATATACTAGCACCTCAATCAGAATTATGTGATCCTGTATATACAGATCAGTTAGATTGTAATCAATTGAAGATACAACCTAATTTCAGTATTCCAGAATTAAATGTTGTTGATGTAATCAGTGGTGGTGAATTAAAAGCAGGAGTTGTACAATTTGCTATACAATATTGTGATGCTGCAGGTAATGCATTCACATCATACTATTCTGTTACCAATCCTACACCTATTGCTGATCCATTTATCACTACAGTTAATTATGATTACACTGTTGGTAAATCAGTTGTAGTTGATATTACAGGATTAGATACTACAGGACAATATCAATATTATAACTTAGCAGTGATTACCACTGTAAACGCTATCACTTCTGTAGAATTAGTTGGTACATATTTTATTGAAAACTCATTTGATCAAGTTACATATACTGGTCAAAACGTAGATAACATTCGTTTAGTTATTGCAGACATATTTGAAAAATATCCTTACTATGATATTGCACAAGATTTAACAGCTGTACAAGATGTTCTTGTATGGGATAATCTTACATCTATAGATAGACTTAACTATCAATCTATTGCCACTAAAATAAAACTTAATTGGCAAACATATAGAATACCAAATGATGAAAACTATGCTAATGAGATGAATGCTACAAATTTGCGTGGATATCTACGTGATGAGGTGTATGCATTTGAGATAGTGTTTTTATTAAAAAATGGAAAGCAAACAGATGGTTTCCATATCCCTGGAAGAGAAATAGGTTATAATGATTTACAATATCCAAATGTACTAGATACGGATCCAGATTTTATTGGAAATCCAGAACCAGGTACAAACTATAGTCCTTATTGGAAGATATATAATACAGCAACCGTAATAGGACCTGCAACAGGAGAAGATATTGGAAATGCAACACCATATCAATATGGTGAATTTGCTTACTGGGAATCTACAGAAGAATATCCTTGTAACGAAGATTTGTGGGGTGAACTTGCTGGTAAAAATATTAGACATCATAAATTTCCAGATGTTCTTGTAAGTCCTATATTTGAGAATCCTACATATGTATATTCGGGAACTCAAGTAGTTCCTGTAATGCAAAATGATGCAGTGTATCCAATTGGTGTAAGAGTTGATGTTGGACAAATTAGTGCATTGATTGCACAATCATCATTAACTGTAGAACAAAAGGATGACATTGTTGCATTCAAAATAGTTAGAGGTGACAGAGGAACAAACAAATCTATTGTAGCTAAAGGGATACTTCGTAATGTTGGATCTTATGAAAGACAGAACCAAACTCTTTACTATCCAAACTATCCATACAATGACCTTAATTCAGATCCTTTCTTAAATGAATTTAACAATGCATATAACTTAATATCTGATCCATGGTTAATAATAAACAATACTGGTGCTCCTATAACATATACATTCAAAGATCCTAATACAAACCAAACTGCTCAAGATACAGTAGGTCCTGGAGAAACTCATGAGATTTGTTCAACAAGTAGACCTGTAACAAAAGAGGGTAATGCAGAAGGTAATGCACTTATTGGACCTGCAAACTATGATGTATTCTTTATAAGTGGATGTGAAGGTTGTAGAGGATATAGAGCAAACTGGGCCACTCCATTTACTACAGATAACACTGTACTTAATGTAAGAGATCCATGGATTGATGGTATAAGTGAAGGTTTGTTTGGAGCATTTGGAGGTGGATGTAGTACAGAATATGCTACAGTAAATGTTGGAGGAAATGTTGGTGATGATTGTAGTAATGGATTTTGGGATGGAGCTTGTAAATGTGATGTATCAATTACATATAAAGATCCAATTACTCCAGATAGAGGATCGGTAGATTTTACTCAAAGTAGAAGGTCTCCACTTAACTGTAAAGGACAAACTCCTATTCCTGCTTTTACTGGTGGAACTTTAAACTATAGACAAATATTTAATTCTCCTGAAACATCATTTGGACAACCATTCTTAGGTAATGTATTAAAACTTGAGAACGTAATGTTTGGTGCTGGTAGAGCACATTTTGTTCCAGTGGAAAGTAATGCTAAATATAAACTTCTTACACAAGAAGCTCAAAGAGATGCATTAGCTAGTTCAGAAAATTTAGCAAATATTGGTGGATTCAATGCTTCATATATGTTTGCTGCATATCAAGCATACCTAACTATATATGTAAATGGTATTACAAGAAAGAACTATGCATACTCATTTAATTCAATAGCTAACTATGACTACTTTGGAAACATAAATAATGGTCTTGGTATTAAACAAAGAACAATTGATTTTGCTCGTTATTTAATTCCAGGTGTTCAATCTGTTGGAGAACCAGGTGGTATTAATGTAAACAACTTTGAAAGAGAAAGCTCTGTATATATCAAAACTATAGAAGAAAGAGATGGTGCTATTTCTGTTACACCTTTAGAATTTCCTAGCAAGACACCAAGTCTTGTTTCAGGAGGAACTTCTATCATTACAGATAAATCTAGGTTTACTATAGGAAGTCGTGCTGTATGTAATTCTCCAGGTAAAGAACAAGACATTAGTGTTGTATCTTATTATGGTTCTATGAAAAATATATTTGTAAACCAATGGGGACAGATATATTCATACAATACTATTGATACAGGGTTCCAAAGAAAACTTAATTCAGGAAATACAGATGTTGCTACTGTTTTTGGTGGTGATACATTTATCTCTAGATTTACATTCAAAACAAAACTTCCATTCTTTATAGATAACAGAGTTAATGCTCCTGATGATTCAGACATATTCTATGATGAAATTGGTAACGTAGCTTATCCAAAATACTGGCACTCTGCTAGATCTATTCTTTCAGACTATACAGCACAAGGTCAAGTTATGTCAAATATTGTTTCGTATAAAGCAAACTATCTTGATTGTCCTAATTACAATCCTGTAACATTTGCAATTAATTCACCTTCTGGTTCAAATAGAACATTCTATGATGGATACTTTTATTTGTTTGCATATGGAGTACCTAACTTCTATTGTGAGACTTCTTACAACTTAGATCTTAGACAAGCATTCAATAATAGAGAAGGTGACTTCTGGCCACATGTATCAACAGGTATTCCTGATGCGTGGGTTCAAGAAGATTACGTATCTATACAAAATGATAATACGTATACTTATAATGTAACATTCTCTAAACAAAACAAAGAGAATACATTTACTCATTTACCACCTGATTGGGTTGAACAATTCTGTTATACAAATTATCCATTTAGAGCAATCTATTCAGATTCTCAAAACACAGATGCTGATAATAGAGTGAACAGTTGGTTAACGTATAGAGCATTATCATATTTTGATTTCCCTCAAAATTATGGAGGACTTATATCATTAGATGGTATTCAGAATAAAGCTGTGCTTGCTAGATTTGAGAATAAGAGTTTATTATATAACAACTTATTAACTATTGATACAAGTAATCCACAAGCTGCATATGTAGGTAATCCTAATATGTTTAGAGGTGCTCCTCCTATTGATTTTGCTGAAACAGATCTTGGATATGTAGGAAGTCAGAACAAGTTCTTATTAAAGATTCCTCAAGGACAAATAACAGTGGATGCTAAAAGAGGTCAGATATTTTTAATCTCTGGTACACAAGCTGTAGATATTTCTGCATTTGGTAGTGGTATGAACAGATTTTTTACAGACCATTTAGCGTTTGAGATACTTAGATATTTCCCTGATGTAAATATAGATAATAACTTCACTGGAGTTGGACTTCATGGAGTGTATGATAGTAAATTTGATAGAATTATTTTTACTAAATTAGATTACATTCCTATTGATAAAGATGTTAGATATGATTCTACATTACAACAGTTTTATGTAGAAGATGTAATTAACGGAATTACATTAAGAACACAAGTATACTTAACAGACCCTGATTACTTCTGTAATAAGTCTTGGACTATATCATTCAATATGAATACTAAGAGCTGGGTAAGTTTCCATACATATATTCCTAATTTCTATATAGCAGAAAACAATTTCTTCTATTCAGGAATTAATGGATGTTGTGATGATATTAGTTTCTCTGCATTAGTTGGAAATTTAATACCTCCTACTAGTACAACAACCACTACAACACAAACTCCTCCAACAACCACAAGTACAACCACAATAGGTTTAGATTGTCAGTTAGGAGGAATAGCAGTTACGTTGATATGTAACTTAGCAGGTACTGGTATAATAACTGTACCTTCTCCAAGTACAACAACAACAACTACAGTGTGTTCTAGACCTGCTGGATTAATTGAATACGGATTTGCTACTGGATATCAAGTGGGATCTAATCCTGCAGTTATTTCTACAGGAAGTCTTGTAGATGCTTGTGCTGCTATTGCATTTACAATCACTGCTCCTTTAGGATTAACATTGTCAGGAATAACTGTTATGGCTGCAAATCTTTCAATAGGTACTTTTGTTTATTTAGGAACAGGTACTAATTGTACATTAGTTCCTAATGGATGGTATTTTACAGAAGAAGGTCAAACAGAAGGATTTGCTTATGAAGTAATTAATGGAGTTATTGCACAAATTTCATATTGTAATTCTAATAAAACTACTACATCAACTACTACGTTGGTTCCAAACGTTCCAGAATGTTGTGGAATATTATTTAGTGAAGGAAATAACATAAATCTTCTTAATCAAGATGGAACATTAAGCCCATTATCAGTGCCAGGATATACAAGCTCTTACGGAATAGAATTATCTTTAGACAAATTATGGTCTATCGGTAGTCAAATTATTGAATGGGATGTTACACTAAGTCCTTTCAGTGCAGTGTTTAATAGAAACATAACACTCCCTGGAGGATTTACAACAGCTACTGGAATATCATCATTAAGTGATACGTTATTAATTGCTGTAGATTCATCAGCTAGTCCTCAAGAAGTAGTTGAGTTAAATATAACTACTACTACTGCAGTTATGACTACTGTGTTTCCATTACAAGCAGATAGAGTTGCGTTAGGTAATTTCTTATACACTACATCTGGTAAGTTCTTAATACTTAATCAGGATTCAATTACATCAGCATACTATCTTACTCAGTATGATTATGCAACTGCTACAATTGATCTTGATATAGATCTTGGGTCAGTTGTTCCTGTATCAATGTTCTCATGTAGATGTGTTGTATATGTTATAGATACTTCAGGAGATGTTTATACAGTACAACCAGCTGTTCCATATGAATTAAATATAATAGATAATTTTGGTATAGTTCCTAATTCAGCTACTCAATCAAATTCATGTATAATATGTTCATTAACAGATAATGGAAATCTTCTTACTACTACTACAAGTACAACGAGTGCTCCAATAACCACCACTACAACAACAGCTGTACCAACAACTACTACCACTACTACAATAACGCCTCTTTAATAAGTTTAAACTATGTCAAAGACTTTAACAATAAAATTAACAATATCTGGACCAAGTGTTGGACCATTTAATATCAGCGATCAGTTTGGTAATGTTATTGCTATGGACGTACCTAAAAAAATATTAATCAGAGGAATAAGTTATACAGTGAATGATAATGTTAGTATTATTGTAATTGAATCTACAGGAAAATGTAAGTTTAAAAAGAGCTTTGCAGTTAGCACCTTTGATATTATAGAATATGCTAACACAGGATACACTCAAACTACAACAGCTTGTATATGGAGACACTTAACTAACATAAGACTTTACAATACATTCTATGGAAACATAGATCCTTATATTATTGAGTACCCTTTTGCTTATGAATATCAAGATCAGATATTACAGAATGTAAAAGACTACACTAAGGCATATGAATACTATCCTATAGAAGATGGTGTGTTTAATGATAACACAAGAATAGAAACAAATGATAAATGGTTTAACCAAGCAATAGTATACAACTCTCAGCAAAACTCAGGGTTATTAAATCTTGTAGCAAAACCTTTAAACAATTTAAAAGCTTATAATAGTTATCCAATATATAGTACAGATGGTAAAACTATAATGTATACTAAATCTGATAATTTTTATCAGTACAATACTTTTTGGAATGTGCAAATAAATTCACAACTTCCTGCATTTAAAACTACATGTGAATCTTTATCTGTAGATAAAGTATTAAATCAAAATAATATGGATTATGGAATGTTAAGTTTTAAAAAAGCAACTATACGAGCTAAAGATTTGAGAATCAGGCATATTTTAAACAATAGTTCTACAACTCATTTAGTTTCACAATTTATTACTACAGGATCTCAAATATCTTACAAATAATTAGGATTTGTCAAATGATAAAGTTATCTTTACTGGACAAAATATAGTTATGAAAAATATAGAAAAAATTGTAGCAGGAAGTAAAATAGGTGAGTGTATATTTATGGAAGAATTAGATTCAAAAGTTTTTCCTAAGACTAAAACAAGTAAACGAATTAGAACTAGAAGAATTGGTTTGTTTAAATGTAATTGTGGAAATGAATTTAAAGCAGATATTTCTTTAGTTAAAAAAGGTAATACAAAATCTTGTGGTTGTTTATTTAAACAAACATCAAAAAAGGCAAAAAGAATAACACATAATAAAACAAATCATCCATTGTATAATACTTGGGTAGGGATGATTAGAAGATGTACAAAAGATACTTCTATTAGTTTTATTAGATATGGTGCTATTGGTATTAAAGTTTGTAATGACTGGATGGATGTAAATAAATTCATTGAAGATATGTATCCTAGTTATAAGAAAGGGTTACAGTTAGATAGAATAGATAACTCTGGAAACTATCATAAAGGTAACTGTAGATGGGTTACACCTAAAGTAAACAGCAATAATAGAAAAGATAATAGAATAATTGAATACAAAGGTTTAGTTAAAACATTAAGTGAATGGTCAGATGAATTAAACATTCCTGTTAACACTTTAAGATATAGATTAAATAATTGGGATATAGAAAAATCTTTTACTTATAAAAATAAAATAGAATGAGTAGTGGTAAAGTAAAATGCACATGTGGATGGTCATGGGACAAATCTGATTCTAGTAAGAAGGATATGTACATATGTCATGAGTGTGGTAGAGATAATTCTAATAACATGAAGAATGGTGGTTGGTTAGATAGCTATGCTGATGGTGGAACAATGCAAGAACACCAAGAGAATTATAATGATAATTATGTATCATTACCAGAAGGATTTGTAGGAGATGGATATAATACTAAGGGTAGAAACTATTCTCCTGCTTGGGGTGGACAATTTCAAATGGGTGGATCTGTCTATCCAGTTAAATATGTTCCTCAAGCACAAGGAGGAATGTCTATGCCAGGAGCTGTAGGATTTACATATGCACGTACACAATCTCCTGCTCCTAGTAATGGGAAGTATGCTAAGAAGACTATGCCTAGTGCTAAAGATGGTGGATGGTTAGATGGATATGATAAAGCACAGAATGGTAAAAAGAAATTTAAATTAAAAGATGAAAGGTTACAAGCTATTAAACCTTCTGAATCTACATTTGTTAAGAAACCAAACTTTGACGCAGAGCAAGCTAAAGTTCAAAAAACATATGTAAACCAAGTTGGTAAACAAATGGCTGAAGAAAAAAGAAGAGCAAAACTAACTAAAGACCAAAGAGAAAGAGAAGATTACAATGCACGTAATGAAGAACGTGGTAGCATTCAAGCACATGTTCCAGAAAGTACATGGGAAAGAACAAAAGCAATAGTTTCTAATCCATTAACAGCATTTGGATATGCAGCAAGAAATGAAAGTTTACCTACTCGTTTTCAATTTGGACCAAGAAATGAACATGATTATGCACTTGATTGGGTAAATCCTTTACAAGGAGCAGCAGCCTTATCAGAAATTCCTGGAGAACTAGGAAGAGGAGAATTCTTAAATGCAGGGCTAAGTGCATTAGATGCTGCAGATCTTGGTGTGTATGCTAGAGGTGCAAAGCAATTAAAAAATATAAATCCAGAAGGTAAAATATTTAATGGATTAAATAAACAACTAGATGACATTGCTATTAAAAATACTGAAAAATACATGGCAAAAAGAACTCCTTCTAATACACCATTATCTAAAGAAATGAAACCACAATTATTAGATAATTTTGACCCAGGAGAATATACACCATTTCAAGAAGATGATTATATGAAGTGGTTTAATGAACAAAAAAATAAATTAAATCCTCGCCCTGTTAAACAAGATCCTCGTTCTATAGTAAGAAGATCATCTGTTATAGATATTAATGATATGAAAGAAGGAGGAGGAGTTATAAAAGATGATATGGGACAATGGGATCATCCAGGAGAAATAACAGAAATAGGTTCTAATCAAATAACAATGCAAGGAGTGCCTTATCCTGTCCTTGGTATATCAGATGAAGGAGATATAAAACTAATGAAACCAGGAAAGAACTATAAGTTCAAAGGAAAGAAAGTAACAGAGTTTCCTATGGCTAAGAATGGATTAAGACAAGAACAAAAAGGTTTGGTTAACTTAGACCAATTAACTAACTTTACAAACTATAACAAACCACAACCAGGTAAATGGTTGAACAAATATAACTAATATGAAGGCACAAATTTTAAAAATAGCAGGAGTTAAATCTGAGAAAGCATTTTACAAAAAATATCCATCAGAAGAAGCCTTTATGAAAGTGCATGGTAAAGAGTTTAAGAAAGCTCAGTTTGGAGCATACATAGGTGGTGATGCTATTGCTAATCCAAAGATGGTTAACTTCGGTGCTTTATATGATGAAGCTGATTTATCAGCTACTGGAATGACTGATGCTATGCGAAAAGCACAAGCTGAAAAAGCTGCTGAAGCTGCTGCTAAACAAAGTGGTGAAGGTGAAGCTGGTGGTGATGCTGGTGGTGGAATGGGTGGTATGGACATGGATAGCATCATGGGTATGTTTGGTGGTGGTGAAGGCGGTGATGCTGGTGGTATTGCTGAGATTGCTTCTATGGCTGGTGGAAGAGATGGACTACATATTCCAAAAGCAGCTAGTGGAACTAATATAAATGATTGGTGGAGTGGTATGACTACTGATACTACTACTACAGTTGCTCCAGGATTTGATATTAAGAAATGGGGAATTGGTGCTCAGACAATGGGTAAATTAGGAGAACCATCTGCTCCTTCAAATAAAGCTGCAGGAAATCCTGTAGATACAAGCAAAGAGAACTGGATGTTTAAAAACAATAACACTATTCCACAAGTAGGAGCTCCATCCACTCAAGGAGTTGGTGTTGTACCTAATGACGATGAACAAGAAGATATCACTCTTGGAGGATTAACTAAAATGGCAGGACCATTAGGTGGAATCATTGAGGGAATAGGTGCATTAAGAGCAGAACGAACAGCAGCACAACAAGCAAATCGAGCAAGACAATTAAGTGATTTACAATTAAAAGCTTCTACTACTAGACCTGAAGAAAGAGAAAGAAAGTATGTACGTCCTGAAGATGTAGTTAACACTGGTGAAGCGTTCTTTCCTATATATGGTGTTGGTACAAATGTACTTGCTAGAAACGGTGCTAGATTACAAGATGGTGGAATGATAGGAGGTAATCCTACAGAGATACAAAATACTTATGGTAATGGTAATTCTTTATATGATGATCTTGGATATGAACCATTAATTGATTATGACCAACAAAAGAGTTTTAGACAAGGTGGAATGTTACATCAATTACAAGATGGTGGTTATGCAAATTCACAAGATTATTATAATCAAATAATAGCTTCAGGTAAAAAAACAGGTACAATTTCAGGAGGAGAAAGTGCTAAAGGAGCTGCTGGTGGAACTGATTGGGGAGCTATATCAAATGTAGCTTCAGGGTTAGGACAAGAAGCAATGGGTGGACAAAATGCTGGTGGACAAATTGGTGGTACTGTTGGTGAATCACTAGGTACAGCTGCAGGTACTGCTATTGCAGGACCTATGGGTGGAAAAATTGGTGGAGCAATTGGAAACTTTACTGGACAGATTGCTGGAAATGCACTTGATCCATATCAAAGAAGAATGAAGAAAGATAATGCTGCTACTAAAAAGAATGTTCAAAACATAGTAATGAATCAAATGGCTCCAGCTATACAAGCAGGATATGCATCACATATGAAAGATGGTGGATGGGTATCTAATGATTGGACACCACAAGTGATTGCATCATTTGGAGATGTGACATCAGAAGACTACCGTAGATTCGCACACAAAGATGAATTCAGAGCTGGTGGACATTTAAAATCATACAGAGAACCTAGTGAAAGAGCTATGGAAACATTTGATATGGGTGGAGAACTTCAAACACATTGGGGTGGTTACGCTGAACCTATGTCTTATAATCCTTACTTACCAGGTACAGGACAAACAGTTATGTTTAGAGGTAAGTCTCATGAAGAGTATTCTCCTAATGGAGAAACAGGAATTGGTATTACTTATGGTGGTAACCCAGTAGAAGTGGAAAGAGGAGAACCTATGGTTGAATTAGAAGAAGGTGGTGTAGTAGATCCTGAAACAGGAGAAGTACAAAAATCTGGTGTAGTGTTTGGTAACTTAAAAATTCCTAATCAATATATAGATCTATTAGGAGATAAATCTGCTAAAGGTAAAAAGTTTAAGAACTATGTAGCTGATCTTTCTAAGACAGAAGAAAAACAAAATAAATTAATTGAGAAATCAACTAATGAGTTAAATAGGTTTGATGTAAAAAATTCTTTTGATAAATTAAAACTCACTGCATTAGAAGCAAGTATTAAAGGGGGTAATATGAAACTTAAAGAAATTGCTGATAAAAAAATAAATGCAGCTGCTCTGCAGAATGCTATTAATGATACAGCAGAAGAAAATGGATTGGTTGCAGATGATCTTGCAAGAGGTAAAGTTAAAATAGATAAAGAAGCTATGAAAGAATATGCAAAGTTTGGTGGTAAGTTTACTAAAGCACAAGTAGGAGGCAAAGTTGTAAAAGGAAGAGGAGATAAATGGAGTTACACACAAGCAGGTAATACAGGTAATCCTATCTGGGATGATACACAGCGTTATGATCAAGAGTGGACTCCTTCTGTAAAAACAGCATTAGGCGATAAAGAAAGAGCTAAAAAAATGCTTGATTATATTAATAATTCTTATGGTGTTGAAAGCGACAAAGTTAAAAAAAGTCTTAATAAGTTTAGTACAGAAGAAGAAAAAATAAACTTTTTAACTACTCAGGGGACTAATAGAGAAGTTGGTCCTATACACCATGTAATTGACGCTGCTATTAAATATACTTCTCCAGGAATGACTACTCCTTTAAAAGAAAATGTTAAAGAGATTAAAAAAGAAAATCCACAAACTAAACCAATTGAATATAAAAGAAGTCCATTAATTGATATTGGAAATCAAGCACTTGACTATTTAAGACCTACTGATCAAGAAGCTCTTGATATGGAACAGTTATATCCAGAGATGTATGCTATGTCCTCTAATCAATTAGAACCTGTACCAGCTCAAGGTTACCAACCTGAACTTGGTGTACCTTATGACATCTCTTTACAAGATCAATTGAATGCTAACCAAGCAGACTATAGAGCAATGCAAAGAATAGCAGGATATAATCCAGCAGCTCAAGCCAACTTGAATGCTCAGAAATATCAAGCTAATCAACAAGTGTTAGGTACTCAGTTCAGAGCTAACCAAGAAATGAAAGATAGAGTGTATACTGAGAATAGAAACATTCTAAACCAAGCTAAGCTTACTAACCTTGGTATATACGATAAGCAGTATGAAAGACAAGCACAAGCATTGTCTAACACTAAAGCTACAACACAAGCTGCTCTTAATTCTATTTCTGATAAAATGGCTAAGAACGAACTTGAGAATAGAACTCTTGGTATCTATGAGAACTTATACAAATATAGATATGATAAGAGTGGTAGAGCAATCAACATGAATGGAATATTTCAACCAAACATTCCTACAGTTGGTGGTGTTAATGCTACACAGAAACAAGTTCCTGTTCTTGATGAAAACGGTAATGTGAAGTATTATCAATTACAAAACAAAACTAAAGAAGAATTAGCTGCAGAAGAAGAACAAGAAGATTACAAAGCTGTTCCTTCATTGGCTACATCACCAATAAATATAAATATTCAAACAAAGAATAAGAAAAGAAATGGCTCAATAGTAAAAGCTATCAAAAATTTATAACTAATTTAATTATAAAGAATTACCAGAATTCATTATTAATTTTGGTAATTCTAATAATTCATATTACATTTGCTAACCTACATGTAACAACATGTTTTAAAAGAAAAACATATGGCATCTTGGACAGATAAAATCCCAACTTTTAACCCTTACGTAGCACAATTACCTGTTGAGGCAATGGTTCAAGTTGGTATGCAAAAACAAAAGCAGTATGATGAGGGAATACAAAAGATTCAAACTAATATTGATAATGTTGCTGGTCTTGATATAGCTAAAGACTCAGATAGAGTATATCTACAATCTAAACTTAATCAGCTAGGTAACGATCTTAGATTTGTTGCTGCTGGTGACTTCTCTAATTTCCAATTGGTTAATTCTGTTAATGGCATGACCAATCAAATTGTTAAAGACAGTAATGTTCAAAATGCTGTTTCATCTACATCATGGTTAAGAAAACAACAAGCTGAGATGGAGAAAGCTATATCAGAAGGAAAATCTTCACAATCTAATATCTATGACTTCAATGACACAGCAGGTAAATATTTAAACTCTAAGAAGATTGGAGAAAAATTTAGTGGAAGATACACTCAGTATACAGATGTAAAGAAGAAAGCAATGGATGCTATCAAAGCTTTGCATCCTGATCTTATTAAGTATGACATACCTTTTAAAGTGGATGGTAATGGTAAAGTGGATACTAGATTCTATGCTGATGCAATGAAGCGATATAAAATTGAAGGAGTCAGTGAAGCAAAGATTGCTCAAGCTATCTATGCTAGTATGACACCTGATGATTTAAATCAATTGAGAATTGATGGTAAGTATCAGTTTAGAGGAGCAGGGTTTGATCAACTTGCTGAAAAAGCTAAAGGAGAATATGATTCTCAGAAAGCTCAAGCAGTAGGTGCTTTAGAGTTATTACAAACTCAAAGAGCGGTAACTACAGATCCTACTAAATTAGATGAACTTGATAATCAAATTGACTACTACAAAGAACAATTAGGTGGTGATGGTAAACCTGGTATATTAGATGAGAAGTTCTACAAAAACATTGAGTTAGCTAGAACTGATCCTGATGCTGCAAAGTATAACATTTACAAAGATGGTTTTGTAAAAGAGTTTGCTAACGCTTTTAAATGGAGTTCTAAAGAAGAAGAAGCTGTTACTAATCCTTATAAACAACAGGAGAACTGGGTAGCTGGAATGAAACTTGATCAAGCTAAGTTCCAACAAAGTAAATATGAATTTGGTGTTAATACTCAATTCAAAATAAAAGAGTTGGAACAAAAAGATGAAGAGAATAGATTAAAAGCTCAAGAGGTTGCAATAAAGAATGCTGAACAATTTGGTGTAGATGGTCCTTGGACTAATTTAGGTAATCCTACAGATAACAAAAATAGAGGACAAGAGTTGTTCACTAATCATGTTGTGTCAGTTGGTGATTCAATCAAAGCAGACATGAATGTATTGAAGGATAAAGGTTATACTGAAAAACAAATCAACACGATGTTAAATAATTGGAACAATGCACAAGGTGTAGTTTCTAAAGCTAACATCCCAGCAAATGCACTTAAGACAATTCAAAGTATTACTAAGAACCAAAACTACGTAGATCAGTTAAAAGCTTTCCAAACAAAAACTAGACTTGAAGCTGAAAAAGAAGCTGGTGTAGCTAATGTAATAAATGAAACTTTAAAAGGAAAAACAGGTATCAATTTCTATAGCGAAGGAAAGAAAAGAACATTGAGTGCTCGTGATATTGTAGGAGTTAAAACAAGCCAAGTTGTATTAGATTATGAAACTCCTGGAGCACCTACTAAAAAATTCTCATATGTAGATCCACGTGGTTTAACAGAAGATCAATTAGCTTATGCTAGAGCTGTCTATGGACGTGAAGGTATTGCTAAAGTAGATAAGAATGGTAAGTTGGTTGCTAACCAAGATCCAAAAGATAGAGGATTCACTGTTAGTACTGATACAAGATATCAGTTAGATAAACTTACAAGACCTCACTTAGAAGCATCTTATAAAATTAAAGGTGCTATGAATAAAGCAAACGAGATATACAAACAAAAGCTTGGAGAGTCTGCAAATGTATTTGTTCCAAAAATAAAAGCTGTAGCTAATGGTAAAGGAGAAGTTCCACCACTGGTATTACAAGGACTTAATCAATTGATTATTGCTCAACAAAGAAAAGGAATTAAAACAGATGGTAAGTTTGACTTTACTACTGCTTCAAATTATCTAACAGATAAAGAGGTAAAAGATACAAGAGTGTTAGTTGAACAAGATGGTGATAATTATATAATCCAATTACAAAATTTAAAAGAACCAGAAAACACTCAAACTTTTAAAGTGAGTGCTGTAGATGTTCAAGATTACTTGGGAGACAAATATGTAAATCCTAATGTTCAAGAATCTTCTAGATTTGCAATAGGTAAAGGTAAGAGTGATATTAATAAATCACACATTGCAACAGATGCGTTAATGCAAAAGCGATTTGGAGATTTTCCAGGAATTAAAAAGTTACAAGTAACAGCAAACCTAGAAGAAGATACTCCTGGTTTATTTATTCCTACTGTATATCTTAAACAAAAAGATGGTAAGTATGTTCGCTTTGAGATCTCAGGAGATGATAGATTATCTAGAGTTGGATATGAACAAGGAAGAGATAACTTGAATCGATTGAACGATGAGGTGTTGTTAAAAACACTTAAACAAGCTTACCCTAATTATGATTTTTCTAAAATAGACTACTAATTACAATAGATAATTATGCCAGATTTTAAAAACCTTAATCCAATCCTTATAAACCCAGACCAGCAATTACCTAATTTGCCTAGTCCATCAACTCCTACTCCTGATAATTATGCATCGCTTCCCATAAATACAGATCTGTCAGGAAGAGATAATGGTGATCCTATTTTTGGTAAAGGACCAGTTGTAGGTAAAGGATTGATACCAACTGTTACAGCAAATGAATTATATGATAATAGAAGATATGATGTGTTTGCTCGTGACATTATTGATATTGAGGACCAGAATGCTAATGCACAATCTTGGTATACTCAAGCTGCTAATGGTATATTAAAAGGAACTAATCTTGCTGGTACTACTATTGCAGGAAGTTTTGGTATGTTATATGGTACCATCTCTTCTATGGGTACAGGAAGAATGGCTGATATATGGGATAACCCTATTATGCAAAACTTAGATAAGTGGAACAATGAAGTGGATCAAAACTATCTACCAAACTATTACACTAATCAAGAAAAGAATGCTTCTTGGTATTCTACTGATAACTGGTTAACAACAAACTTCTTATTTGATAAGTTAGTTAAGAATGCTGGATTTGCTGTTGGAGCAATGGTGTCTGGTAACATAGCTAATGGTGCTTTAAAAGGAGTAGGTGCTGGAGTAGGTATGCTTGCTGGCGAAGGTGCTATACTTGCAGAATCATCTCAAGCATTTAAACTATTCACTCCTCTATTAAGAAATACATCAAGAGCTTTCTCTTCTGGTAAAAATATTGAAGCTGCTGCAATTCTTGAAAAAAACATTTCATCTATTGCAGATCTTTCAGCTAGAGAGTCTGCTATTCTAAACATAGCAAAGACAACAAACACAATAGCTGGATTCCAAGATAAAGCTAGAAGAACAGCAGTGGCATTATATTCATCTGCAGGTGAGGCTTCTTTTGAAGCATTACAAACCTCAAATGAATTTAGAAATAACTTGATTCAACAATATAAAGATACTCACTTTGGTGAAACTCCTGCAGGTGCAGATTTAGCACAAATTGATACCATCTCAGAGAGTGTAGGTAAAACTGCATTCTTTGGAAACATGGCACTATTGAGTGTTACTGAATACGCACAGCTTCCTAAGTTATTAGGAAGTTCATATGCTGCTGAGAAACAAGCTGCTAATAGTTTGTTAGGAAGAGTGGATGATGTTATATTGAAAGAAGGTAAGTATGTAGCAAAAGAAGGAGCTACAAGTAATGTTGGTAAATTATATGAGAGAGGTAAGAAAATAGGTAACTATGTATTTGATCCTAAAGAAGCTGCTCAAGAAGTTGGTCAATATGCTTTACAAGTAGGTACACAAAACTATTTTAACAAAGGGTACAACGGTAAAGAAGCAAGTGCTTGGACTGATGGTTTTCTTTATGGAATGGTTGGTACAGATAAGTCTGGTAAAGGAGTTGGAGCATTCAATTCAAAAGAAGGTATTGAAAGTGGAATCCTTGGTGGTATCACTGGAGGATTAATGCAAACATTTGGACCTCAAGGACAAATTGCTAGAAACAAAGCTGCACAATATAACACAGAAAGATTTATTCAAGATCTTAATAATGCTCCTACATTCAGAGAAGCATTCAAAGAAAAACTTCAAGCTGTAGATAGATTTGTTAAGATACAACAACAACAACAAGGTGCTATCATTGATGGTAATGAATTAGAAGCTAGAGATCTTAATGCTGACTTAGTTCACACATATCTTGCTCCACGTATTAAGTACGGTAGGTTTGATATGATTATGGATGAAGTGAATGAGCTTAGACAATCTGGTATGAACAATGAAGGTCTTAGCGAATTGAAAGAAGAAGGATTAGCTAATATCAATGATACAGTTGAATCATTCCAAAAAAGATTAACCTCATTTGAAGCATCTGCAAAAAATGTAGAACAGTTATATAAATCTTTGAACCTTAGATATGCTGGTGAAACTTTAAAAAATGAAGATGGTACTCCTGTAGTATCTCCTGATGGAAAACAAATTAAAAAGTATTCTCCATTAATCATTGATAAGATGGTGTATGCAGCTAGTAAAATAGCTGACTATGATATTCGTATACCTCAGTTAGCTGCTAAGCTATTAAGAGCAAACGTTCCTGTACAGGATATAATCAATGATGAGTTAACAAATGATACATCTGTATCTCTTGCTAAAGCATTGTACAATATAGATGAGCAAAAATCAGAACGTATTGATACAGACCTTGCTAAACAAGAACTAAAAGATGTAGTTGAGGTTGCTAAAAGAAGACAACAGTTTGTTAATGAGTACAATGATCTTAAAGATAACCCACAAAACTATTCATATACTGGAGAGAAAGAAGAATTCACACCAGAAGGAAAGAAGACTAGAACTACTCCTGCTGATAGAAGTAATGATCAATACTTTTCTAAAAGTAGAGATAAGTTTAAATCAGACAAAAGAACTTATGAAGATCTTGTAAAACAATATGGTGAAGGAGAGAAAAGTAAATATGAGGTGTTAGAAAAGATTGCTAACTCACCTTATGCTACTGTTCTTGAAAAACAATTAGCTCTAGCTTTCTTAAACTTTACAAGTAGAGATAGTAAGATTATATTAGGTGATAGAACATTAACTAATGCTGGAGTTTCTCAACGTGGAACAGATGCATTTTCAGCATTGACTAGAATTAATTATGAATCTAATGCTGATGATTATGAATCAGGAAGTCTTCCAGTAGAACATGTATTGTTACATGAGATAGGACATGACTTAACTACATATGCTTTGTCCGATACAAACGGACAGTTCTTCAAAGAACTTGATCCATTGTTTAAGTTTGTAAAAGAAACATTCAAGAATGATCCTAACAAATATGCTGAAGCTGGATTGATTAAAGATGGTGAGTATTACGCATTCAAAAATATATATGAGTTTGCAACAGAAGCTCTATCTAATAGAGAGTTTCAAAGATACTTACAAACTATTCCATACAAGGGTACAAAAACTTCTACATGGCAAGCGTTTGTTAATTCATTAAAAACATTCTTCAGAAGATTGTTTGGTACTAATAATGAAACATTATTAGAAGAAACTATTGCTGTTATAACAAACAGTATAGATGAAACATATAAGTCTGTAAAAGAAAAGAATGCTGCTATAGAGAAAGAGGAACAAGCATTGCTTGCAACTAAGAATGAGATAGATAGAGAACAGGATAAGGTAGAACTTAACTCTGGTGAGATTGCTACGCCTGCACCTATAGAAACTACTACAGCAGAAGAGGTAGTAAAAGATGATGAGAGTTATTTAAAGAGCTGGAAAGATTTCTACATATCAGGTACAAGTGAATCTGAGAATGATCAAAATCGTGCTAATGCACCTCAACATGTTAAGAACGCTAGACAGTTTTTAAACAACATTAAAAACTTCAAGAATGTACGTAACATAGGTGCAATACTAGTTACACCAAATAACCAAGCTGCATTAGGATTAGAAGGACTTACAGACTTACAGTTTGGTAGACCTACCAATGCAGAAGATAAAATCAACGATGTTGATAATGGATTTGTTGCACAAGTATTTGTAGAACATGAGAATGGTAAAACATTCTTTGTAGATAAAGATGGAAATAGAATTGGTGAAGTGGGAAAACAGATTGATATAAATCAAGCTATCTTTCAAGCTATGCCTACAACAGATCTTTATTATAACTATACAGATCCTAAGACAGGACAAAAAGTTCCTAGATACAGACAAGGTCAAAAAGAACAACTTGAGTCTGCATCTAATGGTTGGAGACAAGAGAGAGCTAAATTGTTTGCAAATAGTAATGGTGATTATAAAGTATATCAGATCAATGTTTCTAGAGGATTACCTATTATTAATAAAATAAATGGTGTTTACGAAAGAAACCAAGTTGGTGGTATATTAATTCCTGAAAACAGAATATCATCTCAAGCAGGACTTATTCAAATAAACACTGCTGGGTTTGTTTCTCATAGAGGAAAGAACATATCTTTTAGAACTAAAGGATTACCTATTTTACAATACGGTGATACATTAGAGATATTGAATAACAGTAAGCTAGGTAAAGACAAAGCTAACTCATTGTATCAAGTGATCAAAGCTTTAGCTAATGACATCAAAGAAAAATCTGTATCTGGTAAACCGTTAGATATAAATGTAAACTATTTAACTTACTTACAGAATGTTTTATACTTACGTAAGAGTGGTCAAACTTCTGGTAATCAATTCTTTATTGATACAAACAAAAGAACTATTTCTTTAGGTGGTGTAAACTATCCTATTGTAGATATCGAGAATAAAGAAGCTGAGATAGTAAGACAACTTACTGATACATTCCATAATATTAATAGTAAAACTGTAACAGATCTTAGCAGTAAGTTTTATGAGTATACAGGAGATACAAATGCTAATGGTGAACTTGTAGCTAGAGCTTGGAAAAACTATCAATCATATTTGTTGTCATCAAAAATGCCTGATGGTAAAACATCACGTACTAGTGATAACACACCACTTACAACTAAAGTAGCTGCTCCTTCAGAAAGTGTTCCTTACTCTTTCATGCAGAAGTATGCTACATTAATTGATTATGATCTTCCACTTATCAAACCTGCTCCTGTAGCTAAACCAGTTGCTGCTAAACCAATAGCTAAACAAGTTGGTAATGTTATTGGAGAATATGTAATGGATGGAACTACTAATAATACTTATCAGTTTGCAAGTGGTCCTGTTGAATTTACAGGAACATTAGATGCTGATGGTAACATTGCTGTAGATTTAACTGTTAACGATACAATAACTTCTGCTGCAACTAATCCAGATATATTGAATACAGTAGACACTGTATTACAAAGTATTGATAAATATGATGAAGAAGCAAGTGATGAACAACGTGTTGTAACATTTGTTGGTGATAAACTCATTGCTGCATTAAAAGAAATGCAGAATACACAACAAGCTGAACAAGCTCCTGCAGTTGCAGATGAAGCTCCTACTACAGCTGTAGAAGAAGTTTCTAATGTAGAAATTAATAAACCAGTAATTAATATTTATTGGGGTAGTCCTGAGAGTTCTACTAATACTAAAGTATTATCTAATCTAGCTCCACGTAAATTTGACTATCAAGGTAAAGAATATGGAAGTGTAGAACATGCTTATCAAACTTTAAAATCTGGAAGTTTTGATCAGTTCACATATGATAAATATATAAAAGCAGGTGGATATGGAACTAAAATAAGAGGTAAAGCAGTAACTAAAGGATTTGATAATTTACAATTAATGAAAGATTTAGTTGTAGAATCATTTAAACAAAATCCAAATCAAGCTACATTACTTTTAAACTATAGTAATTTTACTCATACTACTAATGAAATAATAGATAAAGCATTTCTAGATGGTATAAGACTTGCTCAAAAGAATGCAGAACTAAATGCTTTAGAAGGGGGAGAACAAATTCTTCCTGGAGAGAAAACAGATAACATCGATGTAGCTGATACAGAGTTTCCTCAAGATGACTACATGAGAGTTGGAACTGCTGTTGAAGAAGCAATGACTAATGAAGAGATTGAAATATTAAAACAATTCCAAGCTGAAAAACTTTCTGGTGTACCATTAGAAGTGTTAGAAAATCTTGTAGATACATTTGATGGTGAAAAAGCTTTTGGTGTATACGTTGATGGTGTAGCTAAGTTCTACAAAGCTGGACCAAGAACAGTTGGTTACCACGAGTTGTTTCACCCTATATGGCAACACTTCTTAACTTCTGATGAGAGAACTGCTCTTATGGAAGAGTTTAGAAGCAAGCCTGGTCAGTTTACAGATAAAGCTTCTGGTAAGAAGATTAACTATTCTGATGCTACAGATAAACAAATAGAAGAAAGACATGCTGATGACTTTGGTGAATTCAAAGTGGGTAAACTTCCTGCTAGATCATTAAGTGAAGCAGTACGTAACTTCTTCAGAAGAATTATAAACTTCTTCAAATCATTTAATTCTAAACCTTCATTAGTTAAAGAACTATTTGAAGCTATTGATGCTGGTAAATATAAAGAGTTCACTATCTCTGAATCACAGAAGAAAGGAGAACCTTCATATAGTAGAATCCCTGGTATAACAGAAACACAAGCTTCTGAATATGCACAGGATATGTTTGCTCGTGCTGCACAGTTTATATTTGGTGACAACAAGAAATACATCTATGATTTACAACAAATCACAGGTGCTCAAATCTATAGCCAAATCAAACAAGCTTATGTCAATGAAAAGAAATATGAGCAATTAGGAGAACAACGTTTCAATGTATTGTTTGCACAAGCAAAACAATTGTTACGTACAATAGGTGTGAACTTCAATGAAGAAGATCTTGTAGACATCAATGATGATAATGTAACTAGTGTTGGTTACTCTCAAGAACCATTTACAACTGATTGGAAAAAGACTTCTCCATTCGCTATTAAGTTTGTTGCTGCTACACTTCCAGAAGTGATGCCTACTAATCAACAAAATGCTACTAGCTTGAACTTACCACAGAGAGCATTCTCTTCTGTTAAAGGATATAAGGTGGCTAACTTTAGTAGAGTGTTTGCTACACTATTAGATAAGATATCTAATACAACAAGTATTGGTAGAGCAGTTAACAAGTTAGTTGACCTTGCTAAATACGATGCTACATATGTTAGATTCTTCCAACGTGTTGGAGGTGATCTTACAACAGGAACTGTTCCATTTGATCAATTCAAAGCTGAAGACTGGAGATTGTTTATTAACTTCTACCAATCATTTACTAAACAAAAGCCAAATGCTCTTGTTCAATATGTAGTTGGTAATGAAGTGTACACTGCTCCAGCTAATCAATTCACTATAACTAAACAAGTTGAACAAGACTGGTTTAGTCAAATGAGAGCATTAGCTAAAACTTCTAATGGATTAGTTAGATTCAATAGTGAAACTAAAACATATCAAGTTAATACTAACTCACCATTGTTCCCTAAAGTATTGCCTAAAACTTCAGAAGAGATGATTAATTTCTTAAAAGATTTAGGAATCACTTTCACTATGGCAGACTATCTAAAATTAAAATCTGAACAAAGACAAGAGTTTAATGATGCTGTAGGTGAGATATATAACTACTTACCACAAGCTAAAGACATTGGTACATTAGATGGTAAGACATTAAAGATTAATAAACAAGTATCTACGCTTGCAAGACTACAAGTTAAAATAGATAATCCTAATCAGGAGAATACATTAATTGGTGTTGAGGGTAACAAGAAACAAGTTTACTCTGATAACAATGCTCCTTCTGTATTTGAGAATGTATTCAATGATTCTCAAACAATAGAAGACTTGAAAAAAGCAAGACCTGAACTTAATGATATATTCTCTACTAATAGTATTAAACTTAAGAAAGGTGGATTGTTCTTTAATGATCTTGGAGATAGATTTAAGATGGTAAAAGTTTCTTACATTGAAGGTAAGAAATCTATTGATACTAACAAAGGTACCACTACAAGTAAACTAACTGAGGGTCAGAGATTTACACAAGAGATTAATCAAAATATTAATGGAGATTATTATATTCTTATTCCTGCAGATGGATCTACAGAATGGATGATGAACCTTGGTAACTCAATCTCTTACAAAAATGTTGTAGGTGGTAGAGCTATGGATGACATACATGAAATCTTTAGAGGATACCTAGATGATGATATTGCATTAGCTCGTGATTGGAAGAGTAGAAGATCTCTTGAGAATGTTGGAGCTAAAGCTAAAGAATTACGTTTCTTCAAAGAGATATTAGAAGACAATGCTCCTGAAGTGTTGGCTGGTCTTAATGAAATGATTAATGATGCAGCTACAACAAACATTGAGTTTGAAGACTACATCTCTAAGAACATTGATACTATTAATGAGGCTATAAATAAAAGCTTACAGGATATTGTAATTGGTACAAAACAAATTCTTATTAATTCTGGAGAGTTAGTTTCTGTACCTAAGAAAAGTAATGATGCTGAGAACATGTATTCTTACCCAGGTCTTGATAGTGGATTTGCTTTGAAAGAAGGAATTGATAAATTCAAGATGACTGAAACTCAATTGAATGATGTATTAATGTTTGCAAACTCAAACTATTACATTAATAACATTGAGTTCCACAAAATCTTATTTGGTGATCCATATCAGTTTAAAATTAAGAATGGACAGTTAGATGAGACTAAGCGTGTGAAATCATTCTTGTCTCCAAGAAGAACTACATTTGATAGTCCTGAATATAACACATTCTTGAATGACCAAAACAAAGTGGGTGACATAGAATTAACTCCACAAGACTATGGATATCATGAGAACAAAGAATATGCTACCACTGTAACATTAAAAGATGTTGAGCTTGATACTAATACTTATGAAGGAGTAAATGAAGCTGATGCATTCTCATACATATCAGATGTAGCTTACAGAGAGGTTAAGAATAAGAATGGTCAATGGTCAGAGAACGCTGAAGCTTGGCACCAATACCAAATGGCTTTAACTAGATATTCTCTATCTGAAAAAGGAGACTATAAATATAGTAAAGATGATAGAGGAAGAGCATTGAAAGCTGCTGATGAAAATAGATTGTTAGAAGATGAACCTGAACATGTAATTGATATTACTAAACCAATTGTATCTGGTAGTCAGTTTAATAAGAATGAAATAAAACTTGTATTGGATAAAACATCTCAAATGCCTTTGTACTATAGTGCAGTTGTAGGTACTAACCTTGAGAAGTTATATATCAAGATGTTCAATGAGAAGATTGACTATGTTATCATGGAGAGTGGTAGAAAACTTGGTATTGAAAAAACACATAGTCTTTACAATCAAGATGGAACATTTAATGATGCTCCATTTGCTCCAGATACTCAAGTGTTAGTACCATGGAGTGTTAATGGTATTCAAGTTGAAACTGCATACGAAGGTGGTGGAGAACAAACTAGAGGATCTCAACCTACTAAGATTGTTACACTTGACATGTTTGATAATGGAGAAGAAGTTGTTGAAGGAGCTAAAGAAGCTTTTGAAGAATATAACAAAGCTCTTATAGATCTTGACAACAATGCTTACACAGAACTTCTTTCTAGCTTTGGTGTAGAAGATCTTGGTATGGGACAATTTGATTTGATAGATCCAGCTATTATGGCTAAGACTCTTGAGAATGAATTATTCAGAAGAGAGCTTTCAAACAATGCTAAAGAAACTATCCAATTAGATGAGAATGGTGAATGGAGAATTCCATTTGAAGCATCTCCTGCATACAAACAGATTAAAGATATTATCTACTCAATGATTAATAAATCATTAGTATCTCCTAAAATGAATGGAGGAGGATATACACAAGCTGCTGTTACAGGATGGGAGAGTTCTGAAAAAGGAAGAGGTATTGCTATTAAAGAAAAAGATGGATACAAAGAATTATCTATAGAACAATTCAATGCATTACCAGAAGATCAAAAAAGAAAAGTGGTTCTTACAAGCGATAGACTTCATTTCCCTACACAAGAAGATCCTTATTTAGAAGTGATGCTTCCTAACTGGATGAAAAGATCACTTAAAGGTAAGTTTAATAAAGAAGCTGATCTTGTTAGAGAATTAAACAAACCTGAGAACCAAGGAATTCTAAAAGGTATTGCTTTCCGTATTCCTGCACAAGCTATGTCTTCTATGAATGCTATCAGAGTGGTAGGATTCTTACCAGACTACATGGGTAAAACTGTTGTTGTTCCTTCTGAGATTACATCTCAAGCAGGATCTGACTTTGATATTGATAAGTTGAACATGTACCTTAAATCAGTGTACGTGGATGAGAATGGAAAACTTCATGCAGTTGACTACAAAGGATCTGAGAAAGCTACTAAAGACTTCTATGGTAAAGTGTACGATGGTACAATCAAGAAAAGCATTGATAGTATTTCTAACAATGATGAATTTAGAACTCAATTACTTGATGTACTAAATGCATTTGAACAAACAGACACTGTAGTATCTAAAGAACAAAGATTGTTCTATAAAAATCATGAGGACATTATTAATGAAATTATTTCTCAAGCTGATGAGTTAGAAGTGTTACCTTCTGAGTACATGACTAATCAAATAGATGCTCTTGCTAAGAAAACAGATAAGCTTAATGCTAATCTACTTAACAAAGAGATGAGAGAGAAGTATGTTAAGAAGATGTACAAGAAAGCTCTTGAGAATAGATACTTTGATGCATTTGAAAAACTAATCACTCTACCTGGTAACTTCAAAAGCTTAGTAACTCCTATTGGAGATGCTGATTTGAAAAAGAGAGCTGCAGAGTTAGATAAGTTAAGAAATGCAGATGAGACTACTATCAAGAATAGAATGGTTAATAGAAACTATTTAACAAAACTAAGACATGCATTCCTTAGCGGTAAGAGATGGATTGGTATTGCTGCAGTAAACATTACAGGACACGCTCTTGCACAAAGAATGAAGTTAGTAATAGATATTGATAAAGTGGCTAACAATCTTCCTAATGCTGATCGTTTCTTCTTAGGGGATCGTATAATTAATCTACCACACAATACAACTAATATTGATGGTAAAGAATATACATCTCTTTCTGGAACTAAAACAGCAGATGGATCTGATCAGTTTATTTCTAATAGACTTTCTGGATACGCAACTTCTGTTGTGGATATTGCAAAAGATCCATACATCATGAAGATTGTTAAATCTGATTCTGCTATTGGTACATTTATGTTCTTAGAAAGAATTGGTGCTGGTGAGAATACAATATGGTTCATGAACCAACCAATCATCATTGAGTATCTTAGCTCTCTTGAATCTAAAGGAAGTAAATTCTTGTACAATACAAACAACATCAATGCTACTAGAGCTAAATTTGGTCTTCCTAAATTAGGAGCTAGAGGTGCAAAAGAAGAAGTGTTCAATGTAGATTCATTGAAATCTAACATTGAAACTTACTATAGCAACAATAATAAAATGTTGAGTGCTGAACAGAATAGAGAACAAGGAGCAATCCTTAAAGACTTCTTGAAGTATTCTAAGATGGCTGAATACAACTTCAAGTTCACACAAGCTACAAACTATGATACAACCAAGTTTAAAAACTCTGATGTATTCAATAGAAAATCAACTAGAACAGATATAGCAAGAGACATGAACATGTTCACTTCTATAGATGAATTATTAGATTCAAGTTCAATTGGTAATCAAAAAAGATTATTAGATTTTGCAATGAAGAGCGTTGGTTCAATCATTAAGCTTGAGCAAGAGAAGTTTGTAGATGTTACTAACAAAGTATTAGAATCATTTGAGAAACAAGACTTTATAGGTGATGATGACTTCTCTAAGATTGCTAGTAAAGCTAAAGCATCATTCCTTGATTTCATTGTACAAACTAAATCTGGACTTAACTCTAGAATATTAGAACTGACTACAGGAAACAATTCTATTGCTGAGCAAATAGCTAAAGCTAAGGTGAAGTATCCTGCAATGAAATTGTTACAAGATCTTGTTCCAGAATCATCTAAGAAAGTTGATGGTGCACAAACTATCAAACTTAAAGTGAATCTGAAAGAAGCGTATGATGAGAACTTGTATGTAGAGATGATGAGAGAGTTGAGAGAGTTAGATCCTGAGTTGTACAACAACATTGTTAAGGTGGCTCTTCTACAAGGAACTTATCAATCTCCTGTATCAATCAATAACATTATTCCTATAGAGGATTATTCTAAAGAGATTAAACCTATTATAGATGCATTGATTGATAATGCTGATACAGAATACTTTACTAACGGAATGTTCCAAAAGAACAACTTTAAAGATGAGCAGATAGTTCCTACTATCACTCCTAGATTTACATTCCAAAGAGATGAAAACTTTGAAGAGATCGAAAAGATTATTGGAGAAGATCCTTTTGGAAATGATGTGTACGAATACCAAACAGAAACGTTTGAACCTGTATTTGATACTGCTGAAAACAAAAGATTGTTGTTAACATTAAGTCCTATGTTTGATATGGGTAATGGAGCGAACAGTGATTTTGTTAAGGTACCTAGAGTGTTTGTAAACAAAAGAGGTCAGAACGTAGATCTTATTACTGGAAGAACCATTAGCTCACAAGCTATGAAGTCTATGAGAATGCAAGGTAACACTTCATTAACTGACTACTACGGATATCAGAAAGTTAAATTGATGGATGGTACTCCTTTATTGAACTGGGAAGGAAGATATGTATACAAACTAGTTAACTTACTTGGTGATGGTAATATAGTTTCTGAATACTATTTAGATGGAAGGCCTTCAGTACTTAACAATGGTACAATCAAGATTGATCAAGAGATATCTGATGCAAAAATTATTGAATATTTTGGTGGTGATATTACAGAAGAAATTGTATCTTTACCAACTGCAGATGTAGTTGAAGCTACACTAACTAACGAAGAAGAAATAACTCCTGAAGAAAAATTAGAATTTGAAATAATTGATGTAACTAGACAAATAGAAGAGTTAGAAAGTACGCAAGATGATGTTAACAATAGCAACTTAGAAACAATTGTTTTAAACAACTTACCTAAGATAACTCCAGAATCAGCTAGAAAAGAAACAGGAGTTGGTACAGGAAACAAAAAAGATATTTCTACAAGCATGTTAAGTAAAAGTGGAATGACTGTAGAACAAGCTGCACATGCTATATGGGAAGATCACTTTGGAATAGACTCTGAGATTGATACGCAAGATATAAGAAACGTTATAATTGATATACTATCTGCAGGAAGCAAAGCAAACTATAGTTCTCAAATAGGTGTAGCTAGTGAATTAGCTAGTTTAAAAGATAGACTAAAAGATTTACAAAGTGAACTACCTGCAAAGGAAAAAGTTAAAAAAGATAAAACTATACCAGGACAACTAGATCTATTTGAACAAGAAGATGAATCTTGGAAAGAAGAAGACAACAATGACTCTTGTGTACCATTTTAATATATAAACCATGACAAATTGCAACGATAAGAAAAAATTTAAAACCGCAGAGGCCTCAACTAAATCTTGGTTGAGGACTCACGGTATTATAGATCAATTTCTTAAAATACTTGATTACAATAAATTTGTAAAGAGCAACAATGAATTATCTGCTGTTGCTACAGAAAAGTATGGAACAACAGGTAAATTGTTTTATGAAGAGAATGGTAACGCTATTCCTAACAAAGGTGCATTCAAACAAATAGATAATGCTAAAGGTATCTTCTATCAGTTGACTGATGGTGTTATACCTTCTACTGCCTCTCCTAAAACAGTAGCAATGGTCAATGACTTTCTTGCACGTATAGGTGTAGATGTTAAAACATTAAAGAATGTTGTTGTTGATGGCATTAAACAAGATGCTAATGGTGTTGCTTTATTCTCACAGAAACTTATTGAAGTGGTTGAAGGTAAAGAAGCACAATCTCTTCCTGAAGAAGCTATGCACTTTGCTGTAGCAATCATCAAGCAAACTAATCCAGCTCTATACAAAAAGTTGATGAGTGAGATTAATGGTTATGCTATGCTTAATGAAGTGTTTGCTACATATGGCCAAAACCCTATGTATCAAATAGATGGAAGACCTGATGTAATCAAGCTTAAAGAAGAAGCTATTGCTAAAGTGTTAGCTGAGACAATCATTAAAAACAATGAAGGATCTTTAGAGAAACCAGCAAACATTGCTAAGGTACAAGACTGGTGGGATAAGATTGTTGATTTCTTTAAAAACTTATTTACTACATCAGGATTTGATCAGGTGTCTATGGACATTCTAACTGGTAAGATTATTGGTACTGCAGAAGATATTAATGAACAAGAAGGTATGGCCTTCTTACAATTGGATCCTCAAGAAGCAGTGATGAACAGAATCAAAGAAACATCTGATAGTATAGAGAAACCTGCAGAAGGTGGATACATGATCAATGGTAAAAAGATTCCTAGAGTTTCAGATAAGATTGCTGAATGGTATGAGAGAACATTTAGAAATGGTGACATTAATAAAACTGAATACCAGAAAGCAGTATTTGATTTAAAAGCTGAGAAAGGTACTGCAGGACATGCTGATCTTGAGTATGCATTTGAATTATTTGTAGATGAGAACGGATACCTAAGAGAAACTCCATTAGATGATACTGGATATCAATCTAGAATCAATCCTAACAACAGACAGATGTATGAAATGTTAAGAGACAATCTTAAAGAACGTCTTAACTCTTTTCCTAAAGGAACTAGATTCATGTCTGAAGCTACCATTTACAATCCTAAAGCAAACATTGCTGGTACTGTAGACTTCTTGGCTATTGCTCCAAATGGTGATGTAAGTATTCTTGACTGGAAGTTCATGGACCTTGATACAGATAAGTATAAAGATATTCCTTGGTATAAAAACACTGCATGGAATATGCAGATGGATCAATACAAAGGTATATTAAACAATGCTTATGGTGTTAAGAACGAGAAGTTCAAACAAACAAGAATGATTCCTATTAAAGCTTTGTATTCAAAAGGTAATCCAAAAGAAAACATTCTTCCAGTATTACTTAACATTAAGATAGGAGATGTAAACGTTAAGAACATTAAAGATGATTACTTACTTCCTGTTCCACTTAAAGGTGAGAAGACAGGTAACAGAAAGATAGATGAGTTGTTAGGTGAACTTAATAAACTATACAAAAAGATTTCTGATAAGAAAGTGCCAGAGAGTGAGAAGCTTAATAAAGACGAGCTACTTAACTCATTGTTCTATTCTATAAGACAGTTACAAGTTAAAGAAAACATTCAACCATTAGTTAGACAAGCTAAGTTATTGAATAATCAGATTGAGAAACTTATTGATACATATAATGATAAGTTTGAAGGTCAGGATGCTAAATCATTCGATGAAAAAGAAGTGAATGACTTTGCTAAAGAGATATCTGATGCACAGTTTTCTGTTAGTATATACACAGATCTTTATTTAGAATTGGAAGGATTGCTATCAGACAGTGAAGAAGATAACAAAGTTAAAGAAGAGTTAAGAAGAACATCTGACAATGCAAGAAAATTAGAATACAATTTAGAGCTTACATTAGAAAAATTTGCAGAGGATATTATTGCTAAGAGAGAAAACATAGATAGTTTCCTAGCTCCAGAGAAAGTGATTAAAGGATTCAGTAAGTGGTTAAGTTCTACAGCTACGTTGCAAAGTAAAGCTGTTCAATTCTTATATAAGAAAGCTAACAGAGCGTTTGCTTATTCTGGTATGGATACATTAGCAGAAAGCAAGAAGCTAGAAGTTTTAAAAACTAAGTTTGAAGAATGGGCTAAGAGAAAAGGATTATCATATAAAAACTACTTTGACATTCTTAAGAAGAAAGATTCTAATGAACTTATAGATGAATACAATCCAGAATTCTATACTGATATAAAAGCTAAAATCAAGGATGAGTTGAAGAGTGCACCTGATGAAAGAGATAGTTCTTGGATTAGAGACAACATTGATGTAGTTGCATACAATGAACATCTAAAAGAAAAGCTAGAGGAAGAGATAGAAAGAATCAAAAATAAACCAAGACTATTGACAGCTGAAGAAGCTGAAGCATTAGCTAATGGTAAGCTTCCTAATGAGGTGATGATGGAAATATATAAAGCTAGAAACTTATATAATACAAGCACCACTACATCTGCAGGTTGGTTTATCTATGATGAGGTGAAGAAGTTTCCAAAGAAAGACAAATGGACTTCTAAGGAATGGATAGAATTAAACAAACCAGAGAATGCTGCTGCTAAAGAATTCTATGACTACATCATTGAAAAGAACAATGAGTATGCAGATCTTGGTTACATTAGTAAACAGTTTGCTAGAACATTCTTACCATTTGTAAGAAAGAGTTTAGTAGAGAAAATAGTTACTGGAGGTCAAATCAAATTTGGTCAACAATTTTTTACTAACATCTCTGTTGATGAAGGTGATGTAGGATATGGAGAAATTGATCCTGATACAGGACAATTAGTAAACAAAATACCTAAGTATTTCACTAGACCTATAGATCAAGCTACTTCTGATGATTTATTCAGAACAATGGCAATGTATAATGAATCAGCTATTAGATACAAATACTTAACAGAAATAGAAGGCCAAGTAAATGCTATCGTTGCTGTTGAGAAGAATAAAAAATCTATCGATACATCTCTGTTTGGTAAAACCAAATATAAAGATGGTGTAATACAATACACAGAAACTAAAGGTAAGAACTCTGAGCTTGTTGACAGTATGATGAAAGCAATCATCTATGGACAGAAGTTTGTAGATAGTCAAATGTTTGATCAGCTTTTATTCAAGGTGGGTAACTGGGGAGATACATTAAACAAGAAACTTGGTGTAAATGTATTTCCAGAAGGATTGTCTGAAAGACAGTTGAGTGTAAACAAAGTGATTGATCAATTGAACAATACATTCCAGATAACAACTTTAGGATTGAATGTTCTATCTGCTACTTCCAACTTCTTTGGTGGTAACGCTCAGTCATTAATTAACTCAGGTAAGTATTTTACTAAGAAAGATTACTTGGCTTCTGAGTTATTAACCTTTACAAAAAAGTTTGGTGGTACAGATCAGAAAAAACTTATTGGTGCACTAGAATACTTCTTACCACTAACAGAGAACTATAATAAAGAAATAGCTAATAAGCTTTCTTTAAATACATTGACACAGGAAAGCATACAAGATTTCTTAATGATCTTGATGAGAGAAACTGACTTGAATGTACAGACAACAAACTTCTTTGCTTTCCTTAAAAATTCAATTGTACAAGATGGTAGAGTTGTTAATGCTAGAGAATATCTTAGAACTCTACCTGAGTATCAAGAAAAGTATACAGGATCTGTAGCAGACAGAAAAGCTTTTGAAGAGAAGTTTGATGCAGAAGTTAAAAGACTAGTAGAAGAACAAGGAGTGCTAAAAGTTGGTGAGATCATTGATAACAAGTTTGTGATTCCTGGTGTAGATCAGAAATCTGATTCTGTTATAGAACTTAGAAGAAAGGTTCAACAAGTATCTAAAGATGCATTAGGTAACCTATCTGAAGATGATCTTAGAATGATTAACATGAGTGTATATGGAAAATCATTCATGGTATTCAAAAACTGGATTCCTAGACTTGTAGATGTACGTGTTGGTAACTTAAAATATAATTCTGCTTCTGATGCATATGAATGGGGAAGAACTAGAATGGTGTTTAAAGTGTTGACAGATGAGTTTAATATAACTAATCCTGTATCAGGACTTGGTAAACTATACAGCTCATTAAGAGGTACAGAAAGTGGAATAGAGTACTTAAGAACAATGTATGAAAAGAAAAAGAATGAGTATGAGTCTGACACAGGTAAAACACTTGAGATGACTGAGACTGAATTCATGGATCTTGTTAGACAAAATATCAAATCTCAATTAGTAGACGTTGTGTTCTTAGCAACTGTATTCTCATTAGTAGCTGCATTGAAAGCTAATGAACCAGATGATGATGAGAGTCCATTGATTAAAAATCAATATAAGTTTTATATGAAAGCGGCTGATAAGTTCAAAGGTGAACTTATGTACTTCTATGATCCTACCAGTGGACTAGATCTTATCTCACAAGGATTCTTTCCTTCGTCATCTTTGTTAACTAACTTCTTTAAGTTAGTAGGTAACTTCCGTAAAGAGATGTGGGCATTAGGTACAGGAGATGAAGAGCTTGCTGATAAAACATATGTAGTTAAATACTTATTGAAGACATTCCCTTTCTCAAATCAGATGGTAGGATATCTTCCAATGTTCTATCCAGAACTTGCTAAAGACCTTGGCATAAAAGTTCAATCCAATTACGGTATAAGATAATACAACGCTATATTATATCACATATTTAATATAATCGATTTTATAACACATAATTAATATATAACTTTACATACATGAGAACAGCTGCAATTTGCCCAACATGTGCCACATATGAAAATGCTTTATGCATCATATACAATGGTCCCTATCTTACTAATATAAAAGCAAATCCTTTAGAGGATCTACCAACTATATTAAGTAAAATTAACACTAACTTAGTACCATTATCTGGTACTACTGCTCCTAGTATCCCTGCTACATATTTAGGACAAACTTATTTAAATACAACCACAAAGGTGTTATACTTTGCTAAGTCTGTAGGAACTGGAGCAACAGACTGGAACATTGTATTAACAGCACCTATTGTCACTCCTCAATTTGCTGACAACTCTGCAGCAGTGTTTGCTGGCTTAGTTGCTGGACAAATATATCGTACAGGAGATCTTTTAAAAATTGTTCATTAATTTGATCATTTAAAAATATATTTATAGTATGCTATATTATGTGCATACTTTTATTTTTACATTTCCTATTGTCAATTATAAAATTTATATTTGTTCCTAAATATTAAATTTATGGGCTTTTTTAAAGAATTAGTAAGTGATGAATCTAATAGAGTTTCATCAAAGCGTGTAGCAGGACTTTTATGTGTTGTAGCACTTGTAGCATCATTAATAGCTAATACATTTAGCCATGAATCAGTTAAGCCTTCAGACATTCTTGTAGAGTCTGTAGCTTTGTTTGCATTCGGTGCACTGGGCCTTACATCAATTGATAAATTCACTAAAAACAAACAATAATGCAATTATCAGAAAACCTATCATTAGCAGAAGTAGTTAGATCAGAAACTGCTAAAAGAAAAGGAGTTAGCAACATGCCTACTCCTGAACACATTGAGAACTTTAAGAAGTTAGCTGAGAACATATTCCAACCTATCAGAAAACACTTTGGTAAACCAATTCATATTTCTTCTGGTTACAGAAGTGATGCTTTGAACAAAGCTATCGGTGGTAGTAAAACAAGTCAGCATTGTAAAGGTGAAGCTATCGATATTGATATGGATGGTACAGCTATTACAAACGCACAAATATTTAACTACATCAAAGATAACTTAAACTTTGATCAGTTGATCTGGGAATTTGGAACAGCATCTAATCCTGACTGGGTACATGTATCTTACAACTCTACAGGTAAACAGAGAAAACAAATCCTTAAAGCTTTAAAAGTTAACGGTAAAACTAGCTATGCTCCATATAAGTAATTTTATAAGACAGCAATGGTTAGGATCCATTCTAATAGTGTTCTTCTTTCTATTCCTTCTTTATGGGATAGAAAAGAAGAATGACTTGCTTTTAGAGAAACAACGTCTTGAGAAAGAGATTGAGGTGTTAGAACAAAAAGAAGAATCGCACTGGCAATCTCTTGATAGTTTAAAATCTCGTAAGGATGTGATTATAGAAAAACAAAAAACATTAATACAATTACAACATGATACAATTAAGGTTATTGATACTATTTCTTTTAGTGAGCTTCAAAGGTATTTCACAGACAGATACCATCAAAAAGATAGTATTGAATGAGAAAGTAGCTAGAGAAGT